CAAGACAGTCGAAGAACTCCGTCTTGAATACATAGACGATGGATTGACCAAAGAAGATATTCCACCCATCATATCCCGCCTCGTGATCGAAGTTTCCAAATTTAATAAACTCCCCGGTCCCCAGAAGAAAAAACTTGTCATTGCCATTCTCAACCACCTCATTGAACAAATTGACGAGGGTAATCATGACAGCCAATTTGAAATTATTCTTAAAAGTATGGTTCCACCAATCATCGATAGTTTTGCTTCCATGATGAAAGCTCAAAAGGCTGTGAATAAATTATTCAAGTGCTTATAAAAACACATAAGGATTGTGGTTCATATATTTATATGAGGTTTCCCTCACTGGATATTATTGTCCAATACGGTATATATACAGTAAAGGAACTCGAACGATTTTCTAAAGGACTTGTCGCAAAAAAACAAATTCATATCCTAAGTGAGTGTCCGAAGTGTTCTTTTGTACACAATAATTCAAATTGTATTAATTGCAGGAAATGCGATATTGTACCGTAACCAGTTATATGTCCAAAGGACCTAAAATTGTGAGTAATAATCATATGTGTGCAGAAAGACAACTCATTAGATATTTATATAGACAGTGTATGAAAAAAGGGTATAAACCCCACCAATTTACAGAGTGGCTACATAGGAAACATGGAGAATTAATTGTATCTAGACAAAATATATACGGCGACGCTATATCAATGCCATGTGTCATATGTAGAAAAGCTATGGAAAAACATAATATTTCATGGAGAGCCCATGACGGGTGTCAGTGGGTTCATTGTAGTGAAGCTCCTCCGTCGCGACCGACGAGTAAACAAATGCGAGTTTTAGGTTTTAGAAGTTATTATGAGTCCCAATGCTGACTCTAGATTATTGTGATTTCTCTTTAGTGGTTTCGATCGTTTTAATTTCAGCCCATGATTGTCCAAAGTTGCATTCTTTATTTCGTTCATTTTAGTCGTGTTCGAAATAATGGGTATGACTATGTCAGCGTGTGGTTTTGTTTCTATAACATTTGGTGTAGTTGTATCTTGTGTTTGATTTTGTCTAAATTCTTCTATGGATAAATCTCCACCAAAAACTTGAAGTCTAAACCTATTGGGTGCCATCTTTATACTTCCAATAGTTTTAAACTTTTTTCGACGCATCATGACAATGTTTCCACAAATAAGTCCACCTCTATTCAGTCCATACTGATCTAATGTATATGATTTCATGCAACTCCATGAACAAAAATGTCCAAGTGTTTCAAATGTATTTCTTCTTTCATCGTGTTTGATAGGTAGCTGCAAAGATTCACCTTTAAATGAATGACAACACCACCAACACCACATAGTAAAGCGACTTATTTTTTCTTTAACATATTTTTTTTCTCAGTAGAAAACAATATACAATGGGAGGAGGTGGAAGTTCATCTCAAAAAGTTGATCAAGTTTTTAACATGACCGCTATAAACGAAAGTATTTACCGGGAGATGAATACGAATATTACCGAATCTGCAGCAGACCAATCGAACATGCAATCTTTAGAAGTTGTTCTAGAAAACGTTAAATATTGTAAGGCTAATTTTGGACAGACAATTAAAGCAGAGACACAATCTATTTCAGAATTTACAGCAGAACAGGCTACTGAAATTCAAAATGCTATCACCAGTGAAATGCAAGCACAAGCTGGTGCACAAATTGAAAAAGCTGCTCAAATGGGGAACTTAGCCGATCTTGGACTCGGGGGTGATAGTTCGATGGAGATCAAACAAACTGTCAACCAAACTATCAAAAACACCATTGTAAACGAAATTACAACGGAAAATATTAACAGATCTGTTGCGACTCAGGTTAACATACAGGATGGTAAACTGACTATTAGAGGATATGAGTGTGCACCTGGTGATTCTATTGACTGGAATCAGGATATTGTAGCTGTTTTAGCTGCTCAGGCGGTCACAAACTCTGTCAGAACCGCATTTGCTTCGACGGAGGTTGTCAACAAACTCGCTGCCACAACCGAAGCGGAAGCTAAAAAAAAGGATGGCGGTATCGCGGAAGCGGCTGAAGGTATCGGTCAAGGTTTCGCGAACGTGGCGGAAGGTATTGGATCAGGAATCGGCAACATCATGGGGGGTGGACAAATGGCTTCGGCGGCATCTGCGTGTGTCCTCTGTATCGCCATTCTCGCGGCTCTCTATTTCATGATGTCCCCAGCTGGACAGGGTGCCACCAAGAACTTTATGAAGAAACGTTAGTGATCAAATTCCATTAGTAATTATTCCATCAACATCATACTTATACATATATTCCATCTCCTTTGGTTCCTTATGTGTATATGTGTAGACCCCAATATTTTTAGACTTACAGTAAGATATAAACTCATGATCTAGACATGTCCAGTGAATAACAACCATTGACAAATTCTGTGTAATCATATCATACTCTTTTGGATGAAAAGTTGTTTCAAATGTAGAACCCTTTTTGTAATGAGATGGCATAATTTTTAAAATTCTTCGATTGAAACTACAAAATGTAACTCGTTCGGTAGGTCTTCTCATATAAAATCTCTCAAGTGCCCCAACCACCTCAATGTTGTTACCTTTGATGTCGAGAATAAGGTCTTTGTAAATTATTTTAGGTAGTTTGTCATACACTTCTTGGAGAGAACATATTCCATACTTTTTTAAAACTTCGAAACTCGTTTCTGATATGAAAGAATTATCAATATACACGTCGTGGTATAAAATAAGTTCCCCAGTCCCACAAAGTTGAACATCAATTTCAATACCATCGTACCCCAAATTTATTGCCCACAATATTGCATTGATACTATTATCCCTGTATTCCAATGAATAGCCACGATGGGCTATGTACCTCATTAACTTAAAGAGATATTTAAAGTTTTATTTAATGATTATATCCATTGATGTGGGTATAAAGAATTTAGCTATATGTGCTCTCGATGAAAAATGTAACAATTTAGTTACACATTGGGACGTAGATGGTATCCCACCACAACACAAGGACGGTGTATATATTTCTATGAGAGATCATCTTGACGAAAGACCATGGGTTTTAAATGCCGACGTCATTCTCATAGAAAAACAACCTGAACGTAACAAGAAAATGGTTTCTGTAATGCACTTTCTTCATGCTTACTTTATTATCAAATGTCCCAAAGCTGAAACCATTCTATACGACGCCCGTCACAAGATCCCAGATGTCGCGGGTCCGGGAAAGGCCCAATACAACAAGAGGAAAAAGGTGTCCATAGAGAGATGCGAAGCTTTCATCAAAGATGGATCCACAAATATTCACTGGTTAGATACATTTAACAAGTCTAAAAAGAAAGACGACCTGGCGGACACCGTCATGCAGGCACTTTCCTTCGTGAATAGAAAAGAGGTGACTTCAGCCTCGAAGAAGAAGAAAACAACAAAGTTGGTGGCGAGGAGACCCAATGAAAATCAAAAAGCTACAAAATATTCAAAATCAAATTTGGCTTGGATATATTTAAACAAAGTTGATTGTGAAGTTTTGGAAAACAATAAGAGGTTCATGAAAGATTTGAAAAGGTACTACAAGAATATTGGTGACTTGATTAAAGAAATAAACGGATAGATAATTACAATGGAAAAAGTTTTGGATCATGGATTTGTTAGGCTCGTTGACCACATGCCTCAAACGGATTTGGACTCGTCTATTGTTCAAGCAGCCAGAGTCTCCTATGGAGATGGAACGAAAACGTCTAGAGGAGACAGGGGTCTTATACGATACCTCTTACGTCACTGGCACACTACCCCCTTTGAAATGGTTGAGTTCAAATTCCACATCAAAATGCCAATCTACATCGCACGACAGCATATGCGACATCGAACAGCCTCAATTAATGAGCTATCCGCCCGTTACTCCGTCGTTCCCGAGGAGTATTATGAACCAGAAACTCTGAGGGGGCAGTCCCAAGTGAACCACCAGGGTTCAGAGGGTGTCGTAGACGTAGGGGAAGAACTCAATGGAAAGGTATCCCAACACCTGACTCACGCCTTTGAGGTCTACGAAGAGCTCCTAGAGGGTGGAGCCTGCCGTGAACAGAGCCGTGGGGTGCTCCCACAGTCTACTTACACAGAGTTTTATTGGAAAATGAATCTCCACAATCTCATGCACTTTCTCCACTTGAGAATGGATAGTCATGCTCAGAAAGAGATCCGTGACTATGCCACTGCCATATATGACCTAGTGAAGCCCCTAGTTCCCGTCACGATGGAAGCCTTCCTAGACTTTAGGGTCAATGCGATGCATCTCACGGGGCCAGAGATCGAAGCCCTCCAAACTGGGAAGACCATCGAGAGCCCTGGTGAGAGGAGGGAGTTTGAGGAAAAACTAAAGAGGTTAAAAATAAATGTCCCTACATAATAAATGCTTGCCATTGCAACTTCGCCAACTATTTTCGCCAGTAAAAAGGGCTTCAAGAGGCTCAGCAAAAAAATTAAAAGAGATCGGGACATGGACGTGGACAAGATCAAGGGTAAATTGAGTGATATTGTCCGCGACGAGCAGAGGAGGCTAAAGGAATACTACAAGGAACATGAGAAACTTGTCAAGAAGGATGAAAAGTCCAAGCCCAAGAAGAGTGTAAAGAAGTCTATCGATCTTTACGAAAAGTAAAATACATCGCACCCAATATAAACACACCAGCCAATGGTGTATCGTGGAACCTCTCCGCCAATACAGCACAAATTATACTGTATTGAACTACCCGTATTTCCTGCCTCGTTTTAACCATCGAGCGTTTCATAGATGCTCTGGATTTCTCCAAACCCAGAACAGCTGTGCTTATCTTTCCAATCTTTGAGGGAATCTCCGTCGTCTTCATAAACATTTCATTCAAATCAAATGATTCCAGGAACTGCTGTTGAATCATAGGTTCCAGGTAGGTGAAGTAATTAAACTCTGGATCCAACTGGATACATATACCCTCTATGAGGGAGAAAGACTTTGCCAGATAGACGAAACTCGTTGGCACGACGAAGGGTTTCTCCATAGCCAACTCGGCGGCGAGCTCGTCGTTTACGATAGCACCACCATCTAGGGTCTCTAGATACCCAATGATGCTTTCAAAAAATACCTCAATGTCAGAGATATCCGTAGACGTTGGAACAATAACACCAAGGCGTATTAATATTTTTACTATCCCTGAAGTGTCTCTATTTATAATACAAAAGAAAAGGTCTTTAAAACCTTCTCTGAGTTCATCCGATAGTGGGATGACTAAACCGAAATCGTAAAAGACCAGCTTACCATTTTTGGAAATACCCAAGTTTCCAGGGTGTGGGTCAGCGTGAAATAGACCAGCCTCCATGGTTTGTATGACGTATGAATTCACCAGGGCTTCACACACTTTTAACTTGTTGATTTTCTTGTCCTTGATTTCGGTAATCTTATCTGTTGGTACATATTCCATTACAATCATTTCATTCGTACAATACTTTTTATACACCCGCGGAATCTTAATCCATTCAACATCTTTCAGACACTTCTTAAATTTGATCGCATTATTGACTTCTTGAACATAGTCTGCTTCACCCAAAAGATATTCAATTGAATCATTTAGAACAAAGTCTGAACTATTCCCAGTATCAATCCCCACAGATTGAACTATTTTTAGAATTTGTTTCAAAGTTTCCGTGTCGGATTGCATCGTATCATAAATACCCGGTCTTTTTAGTTTTACAACCACCTTTTTACCATTTTTTAGGGTGGCTTTATGGACTTGACCAATACTAGCAGATTTAAATGGAGTCTCTTCAAAATCTTTAAAAATATCCATGTTTAGATCATCCTTCACTAAGTTATAATCGAAGGGTGGAACATTATCTTGAAGAGATTCTAGTTCACGTGTAAATTCTGGAGGGTACAAGTCTCCCCTCGTAGAAGCAATTTGTCCTAATTTTACAAATGTTGGTCCAAGATCTAAAAGTTGTTCTTTCGTCCACTTCCCAAGTTCCACTTTGTCGGCTGTAAAACGCTCTTTCCACAAAAATTTGGCGGCAAATTTCCACGTTTTTACCTTTTGTTGTGTTATTTTGGGGGTTGGTCTGACTATATCACATTTGATAACCAACATACCTACTTTTAATAGATATTTTTAAATATCTTAATAAAGTAAAATGTGGGAAGTGTTTATACTTTTATATTTTTCATACCTCATTCTTGGTCCACATTGGGAAACAAAAATAATACAATGTAAACGACCATTGGTTGTAGATAGTCTACGAGAACTTGGAAGGCGTTCTATATTTATATCCTACATAGCACTCCTTTTTACAGCATGGTTTTTATACAAACCATCCATGACATCATTCATAAGCGCACTTATACTTTCAGGTTCAGCCACAGCCGGATTCTACCTTAAGTATGGTAAAGAAGAAGTTCCAATGCACATGCTTCTGAATGCATTCATTCTCTATTACGGACGTGAATATATGAACCCACAACTTTGGATAACATTTGGACTTGTAACATTTTATACGCTGACTCACGAAAAATTATATATAAACTAAAAGTAGAATGAAGATTCATATCGTTGGTGCCGGTCCTACAGGAATGTCTCTCGCGTGGGAAATACTTCGGTCAGGAAAACACGATATCACTATATACGATCGTAAAGTTTCCGCCGGTGGATCATGGTGGGAACCCGAAGTGGAAAAACGAAATCTCCACGCTCACAGAGTTTTGTTTGATCGAGCATTTGTGAACACACATTCTTTATTTGACGAAATGGGAATACAATGGAATGAAATGTTTGAACCATCAACAGGTGGTGATGAACACACAAAGTTTTTAATCAAATCTTTAAAACCTATGGACTATATAAGTCTTCTGTCTCTAGTTTTCAGAGTTGGAATACAGCCAGCTAAATACAAAAAAGTTAGTTTAGAAGATGCTTTAGGAAAAATATCAAAAACGGGTCAAGAACTTTTAAAACATTTACCACTCATCATGGATGGAGTGACTTGGAGTCGAATGTCTGCTTTCGAATTTATACAAAATCTTAATCATGTCGTATTATCAAAACCATACACACAACGAGTATCAGGAAAAGTAATGTGTGATGCAATGGAAGAAGCTCTCATAGATGCAGGTGTAAATTTTGTCTTTGGTGTTGAACTTCAAAATGTAGAATACCAAAAAGATGAATACAAAGCCACCTTTTCAAATGATACAGAAATAGATGATGGGTACCTCTTTCTTTGTGTAGATAATAGCCCAGCATTAAAACTTTTAGGTGACAACTGGGGACCTGAAGCTGCTAAAAAAGTTAGTGATGGCACCTATGGTGCTATGAATATTCTTTTATACTACGATAAACCAGTAACACTCAAATCAGATCTCGAAATCGCCACAAAAACTCCATGGGATTTACAACCAAGAGTTCTCTCTGACGGTAAAACGGTTTCATGTGTTATATGCAATCTAACAGAAGAAATGCTTGAGAATAACCCAGAGATGTTTATACTAGAAGTCATTGATCAACTCAACTTAACACAACCAATAGATTCTAAAATTAGTTGGGGTGCGGAATGGAGTGATGAAAGTGGGTGGTCCTTTTCACAATCTTCTGGAATTTTAAGCTTGGGAGGTCAACTTCCATTCTTTGGGGAATGTTCTAAAGTTGCGATGTGTGGTATGATGTCCCCAAGAAAGACACCTTATTCCAGTATTGAAGCAGCTATAGAAGTATCTAGAAGTTTGAGTCATCAAGTTTTCAAAACGAGACAACCATTATACCCCCTCACACTATCTAGGCTCACGTTTATTATACTTATGATACTTATAGTTTTAGTTTTAGTATACCGTAATAGAAAGTTATGAAAGTTGTAGCCAATGTCTATGAACCCATGTATGACTTTAATGACAAAAAATATATGAGAGTTCTCCTTTCACCAAATGTAGCAAAGAAAGTTAGCACAATTCATGACAATAAAATGCATCTATTACTAAATGAACATATAGACGACCCCCTAGATGGACGGATTCTAAAAGTGAAAATCCCATTTCGTTACAGAAGGGTGATGTGTAAAGTCGAAGGAAAACCGATACAGTCTCTCCTAAAAGATGATGAAGTTGAACTTGAAATTGATTTTAAAGGTGCTTGGAACGTTGATAAGTATTCTGGTTTTTCATGGGTACTTGTAAGTTGTTCAGCTTAGAGTTTCGGATCTTTATATCAGTAGATATGACAGTTCTTACTAGAACTGGGTACCTTGTTAACGAGGGACCATTACAAGAAATAAAAAAGGAACTTACGGTAAGACCCGTAGTCAATGGAGACTATGGATTTCCACCACCACCTTTCAAGGTTTTCAAAGCGTCTAAAAATGGTATCTGTGTCCCGCGATTCTATGGCATCTCGAAACTTGGTCAACCCAAAGAAGATAAAAGGCCCCAACCTACCAAAATCAAAACAAAATTTACCGGAACCCTCCGAGATGCCACCCGCCAAAATGAAGCGCTTGATGCAGCTCTTCAAGCGGGTCATGGAGTTCTCTCGTTACCATGTGGATATGGAAAGACCACCGTATCCTTGGCAATAGCATGTAAGTTGGGATACCGAACAATGATCATCGTTCATAAACAATTTTTGGCCGACCAGTGGAAAGAAAGAATACAACAATTCTGTCCAGGTGCCACAATTGGTGTTGTCCAACAAGATAAAAAAGAAATTGACTGCGACTTTGTTATCGCTATGCTTCAATCTCTAACTCTTCGAGAGTATAGTTTTTCTGATTTTGAAAGTGTTGGAACCCTTATAGTAGACGAAGCACATCATATATGTGCGAAAGTATTTAGTCAGTCTCTTTTCAAATTGTGTCCAAAACATATTTTTGGTCTCTCTGCTACACCCCAAAGAAAAGATGGACTTACTAAAGTTCTCCATTGGTTCATGGGACCCACTTTCTTTGAAGTGGAACGAAAAAATCAAGAACAGGTTGAAGTGTTTCCCATTGTGTATGAATGTTTCAATTATCGAAATCCACCACCGTCTATGAGAAATGGTAAAATATCGATGCCCAACATGATCACAGAGTTAGTCGAAGACAGGAATAGAAATAAAATGTTAGTGGAACTCGTAAAAAAAGCCTCTGCGGGAACAAGACAACTTCTCGTTCTCAGTGATAGAAGATTTCATTGCGAATTTCTTCACCAATGTTTTCCAAAAAGCTCTGGACTATACATGGGTGGAATGAAGGAAAAAGATCTCCAAGAATCTTCTAAAAAGAAAATCATCTTTGCAACGTTTAGTCAAGCACATGAAGGTCTAGATATCCCAACACTAGACACAGTTATCTTAGCCTCACCCAAGTCTGACATAACACAAAGTATTGGACGTATCATGAGAGAAACAAAGGGAAAGAAAAATAATCCACACATCTATGATATTCACGACCCATGGTCAATATTTACTGCGATGTATTACAAACGAACCAAAGTATATCGACAAGGTGGATTCAAAATACATGGCAAGAATCTAGAGGAAGAAAATAAGAATGACTTCCCCCAGGGAAAATGTCTATTTTAAATTCTACACAATTAATAAATGTCTGGTGCATTAATACAACTCGTTTCAAAAGGGATGCAAGACATTTATATAACCAGTGATGAAGGTACTTCATTTTTTAGAACAAAATTTTCTAGACATACAAACTTTTCCCAAGCCCCCAAGTTTATAAAAAGTATAACAAACCAAGATAACTCTATAACAATACCAGTTTATGGGGATGCTTTAAATGGTTTGTGGTTTCAGGGTACAGGTGAAGCAAATATTTCTTCAAATCTTTTTTACAATTCTACAATCGATTTGTATATAGGTGGGCAAAAGGTTGATTCTCAACACTATGACTACTATAGTGATATATGGCCCAACTATCTTCCAACCACCTATCCAAAGTCACAAGAAATAAGCACGAAAGTCAATACCAGTAATCTCAAATTTGTCCCTCTTCACTTCTTTTTTTGTGATGGTGGAACCGTACTCCCACTCGTTGCTTTACAACATCACGCAGTTGAAATACGTGTCAACTTTGACGACACACACTATAACGAAATTGGTCTCACACCAAACCAGAAAAAGATTAGTCTCTACGGAAACTATATATACCTAGACAAAGATGAAAGAGAGGGTTTGTTAGATCGCCAAATTGACATGATCGTCACACAGACTCAGCGTTTTGAAACTCCTGTTAATTTTACCAGTGGAAATTATAATACCGTTGATCTATCTCAATTTAATCACCCCGTAAAATCCATCTTTTTTGGGATTTCCGCAAAAGATCCAGATTTTGTAAACGATCGCTTTTCTTTTGGCACATGTGACATTCAATTAAATGGAACGGCACTACTTGAGTCAATGGAACCAATGTATTTTCACACAATTCAAAATTATTATAAATCCACACTCGGACAAATATATTTTGATCCCACAAACGATGCGTTGATATATACAAGATATTTCGCATTTCACTTCGGTCTGAATGCAAATGACTATACACCAAATGGAACGTGTAATTTTAGCCGTCTCGATAACGCAAAACTCATCATCAGAAATGCCGTTAAAGGTATTAACAGAAATGATACACACATAAATATTTTTGGAGTCAACTATAACATTTTAAGAATCAAAAATGGAATGGCAGGTATTTTATTCGGAAACTAACTTGGGGGGATTCCCCAAGGTAGAATCAATATAATTATGCCCTGATGGAATCAGAGACGGCTAATGCAATCACGCCGACAATGAAAGCCATGACGACGTAATTCAACTCAGTTTCTTCGCGCCCAACCTTCGACTCAACCTGAGCCTCTGGTTCATCGACAACTTCCCGTTGTCGGGTGGGAGGTTCTAGTTCCTCCAGCGGATAATACGCTATCATTTATATATATACTTTAGAGATTAATTTCTGTCTTCTTCTTTCGCCTTGGTTTCCTACCCTTAGTGCCAGCAACATTTACTTCCCTCAACTCACCACCCGTTGAATCACCCGAGATCGAAACTATGTCAGAGACATCTTCTTCTTCTTGTATCACCGGAGGAGGTGTCGTGTTCATTGGTGGTGGAGGAGGCATCATGATACCACCCATCAAGCTCGATATATCCACACCAGGTCCCTTCATCTCATATTGACCAGTTGTACCACCAACTGGTGCCTCCGTTGATGGTCCATCTGGAGATCTCGTCGTGTTTTGAACCGCCGCC